AATTGGCTCCTACAAACTCGGCGATGGCGCTACCCGCAGCAGCTATTTCTTTACCATTCGACACAGCTTGCTTAATTACTGCAAAAGCTGCATTCGCTGCGGCCAGTTCGGCTAACATTAGTACACCTTTGTATCCTTATCGATGAGTTTGGGTAAGCAGTATGCTGTGATCAGGTTACCCTGTTTGTGAAGAACCTTGGCAAAGTAGGTGCATTCATTCACATCACGGAAGTACATATCCTTACTTACTACTCGTTTGTCCTCTCCTATACCGACATATACCATCAACAAAAAAGCGTGGATCAAGACTGTGTGACTGCACCCTTGGTTCGTTTACGACGACCATTCATAATGGCGCCGCAACCACGAGCTACCGCAGTTCCCTTTACAGCTTTTCCTCGAAAAGCTCTTTTTGGTCGTTGATCCTCGATCCCCCCTGTTGCTCTCTTCTTTTTCTTTTTCTTGCCTCCAGTGCCATAATTTGCGGCGCCGACTTTTCTACACTTGGCGATGGCGCCACTAGCATACGCCGACGGGAAGACTCGATATCGCGCCTTAACTTTATGATAGCATGCATCTTTAGGCATTCCTTCGTTTCCTTTTACCGGCGCAATGCGCTTTCTCGCTGGAACCACGAGGGCGCTTGCAGTTCACTTTTGATTTGCGGGTCTTGCTCCACTTTCGTTTCTGCGGAGGCTTGGAAACCTGCTGCCGCATCGAACCTCGCGAGATTGCCATTTGCTTTCCTTTGAATGAAGTCTTCCCACAGTGGCGTCAGCATAGCGTGATTCGACTCAACCTTCGTAGCGATCACAGCCGTGCGTTTATCAACCTCAATCAGTGTGCTGAGGATCCAAACCACAAGAGAAAGAGCCACGCCGCCAGCAGTATAAATAACGGTTTTCGCCAGCGTTTTTTCATCTAGCATTTCCACCTCCGCCGTGCCTGACGTAGCCGGCTGTTCGGATTCTTCGCAGCCTTGGGGAACTTTTTCATTTGACCAGCAGATCTGGCGCAGAACGACTTGCGCCGCTTCGCATCCTTACTGCCCTTCTTGACCTTGCCCGTAACTGCCGTTTTTAACTTGCTGCCAGGGTTAGCACGTCGATACGCCTTGACTCCAGCTTCGGTCATTCCCGCCCCAGACTTTGTGGGGCGGAAATTCTTTTTGTTTCTCGGCGGCATCTTTGACTTTTTGCGCGCCATAACGACTACCCAAAGAACGCAGTAATTGAGTCCACGGCTGTAAGAGTGACGTGACAGCCATCTTCAAAAATAATTCCATGCTCTGGAATTGTAATCTGCGTGTCGTCGCCAGCTACAAAAGTCATAGTCAGCAAAGTCGTACCGGATCCACCGCCGCTTCGAAAGACAGCAGCGGGACTCCCGCTGCCAGCACTTCGAATAACAAACGACTTGAGGCGAGTCCTGCCGCCAAGCAAGCTGCCTGTAGAAGTCGCCGTTTTAGCAATAATGGAACTTGCCATTTCAAACTTCCTTACTAGGCTTCGTAGCCCATCATCTCGATAAAGAGTTTTCCAGCAGAGTAGTCCGCGTCTGTCGCCGCACCTGTTGTTAGATACAAGAACTGATCAGCGGCAGGAACAGCAGAGAAATAAACCTTGCTCCCGAGAGTTGCGTCACCCGCGTTAACAAGAAGTGTTTCTGTCAAATCGCCGATTGCCCCGTCCTCAACACCTGTACCCTCTGTGGCAGAGTGGATATTGATGTCTGGATCGCCACCAGCAGGTGCCTCGAAGCACTCCATGCTACCTGTCAGGATTGTACCGTTTTTAGCAGCAGTGATCTGACCAATGTGACAAACAAGTGCTGTACCGTTAACCCCGATGATATCACCAGAGCCGGTCGAGCGCAGACCTGTAAGGTCGATAAGAATACGAGTGGTGATGATGCCGCCCAAACGCTGTACGGAACTGCGGTAGACAGTGCCAGAGCCGGTTGTGATACCAGTGCCAGCCTCTACAGCCATTGTGTTTGCATCAAAGGAAGACACACCAGTAGAACTGATGCTTGAAAGAGTGGTGAATGCTCCAGTAGTCGAGTTCTCACTCACGGAGGTGAAGCCGCCTTTTGAACGAACCGCACCCGAAAAAGTAGTGTTAGCCATAAGGTACTCCTGTCTTGGCTAGTGTCAGACCTCCTATAGGTCTGTCAGGGACAAGAGCATAGTACCTTAAAAAAAAGGGGGCCGCAATCGCGGCCCCCAGTCGGGGAGGAATTTTCCCCTTCGTTACGCTCCGGGCGAACCGAATACGCAACGCGGGTCTGAAAAGCCGAACGAGTAACGCTCACGAGCCTTGAACCGCATGTTACCGGTGTCGAAATCCGGATCCATGTTGGTTGCCAGAGGCATACGCTCGAAGTGCTTGAGGCCGTTCGGGGCGTCCGTCTTGATGAAGAACGCATCCGTGTCGGTCAGGTAGTCATTGACCACGTAACCTTCCGGCAGCATGCCCATGCTCTTCAGAGCATTGACATCGTTGTCGGCGGTTCCAACACGAAGGTTCGATACAAGGAGACGCTCGGCAATGAACTGAAGCTGACGCGGAATGATCAACTTCACACCGCGCAGTGCGATGACCAGACCACGCTCATCGACGAAGCCGGCGATGTTGATCAGTGCATCCTCTAGCGAGGTTTCGTTCAGGTCTGCCGCAGTGGACGGCTCGTTGGCGAAAGTGCCACCGCTGGTGAGCGGGTGCGAAGCATCACAGAGTGCTACACCATCGCCGCCGGCAGTTGCGCCTGCGGTGAAAGCGTTGTTAAGGACGGAAGCGGCCTTAACTTGCTTGGTGTGTGCCATCGAACGAGCGAGGGCACGGGTGTAGCGGGATGCCAGACGGTCGTAGAGGTTGTCCTCAACAGCTTCCTCGGTGATCGAGAAACCCATTGCGACGGTCTCGTGGGTATACCGTGCAGTATACGCCTCGTTTGCGTCATCGAACGAGATTCCAGCGCCTTCGTTTTTAACGGGTGCGGCACCAAAACCTGACAGCATAACCTCTTCTTCGAATGCTCTATCCGAGCCTTCGGTGTCGAAGATTTCAGCATGCTGACCCTCGTAGCGACCATATTCCATGCCAAAAAGGGCGTTGAGGCCAGGCTCAAGCTCTTTGGCGAGTTGTGCGCGAGAAATAGCCATAACTCACTACCCTCCTTACGAGATTGTGCCTTCAGCAGATCCGCCAGTGGCAGGTGCTGTAAGGGCATGGTTGTTGATCATCACAATCAGAGGAATACCGACAGCAGTAAAGTCAGCGTTTTCTGGATCATCCATGATGCCTACAATCTTCAGCGGGTGCGAAAGATCAGAAGCATCTACGGTCGATACGTCAAGCTGTGCTGTTGAAATACCAGTGGTTGTATTACCATTTGCTGCGCCTTTATTAGACTCAGCCGAGAACTCTGCGTTCTCGAAAATGGTGGTGATTGCGGTCGCTTTGTCGGTAAGAGTAGCGTCCGAACAGACAATGAACCGCTGCATCGGATTGTCGTACACATTCGCAATGATGTCGAAATCTGTGTTCGCACTGCCCGATCCAGGCCAAGTGTTCGAAAACTTCTTCTTACCGGTGGTCGCGTCTACGTACTCACAGCCAGCGAACACGCCGATAAATTTCAAAGTATCACCGGAAGCAGAACTGGAGACAGCAATGGTGCCGTCGTTAGTTGCGATAACCGGAGAACCTTGAAAAATCGCGCCTGCATCTGACTTAATGTGATACGCATTAGTACCGGAAGTAGCTGGTGTGCTACCTGCGGTATTAATCGGCTTCATGCCGAAGGCAACATTTGAGTTTGCCATTGCTCTACCTCATCAGTTATTCGGAGGATTTGCCTCCGAAGGTTACACGACTTTGCCTATCGTTGTGGATAGGCATCGAGGGATGTTGTTCCCTCATAAGGTTTTCGTCAACGGAACGCATCTGATTGCGGGTCTGATCCCGATAATATTCAGTTCTCTCTTCGACCGTTTCCTCTGGAATCCGGCACAGCATCAAGCCGCCTACGCCGATAACTCCAGTATTCTTACCCTCTTCGATCACTGGATAGCGATCTGCAAGCTCGGGGTACTCGTCAGCACGTACCGGTTCCCACCCCTCGCGGAGCTTCGAGTGTCC